CCATAGCGCGCGTTGGGGGTGGGTTTCTGCATCTCGTGCAGTTGCGCGCGTTCCTCCGCGGTCAGCTCCGAGCCGCCGTCCCGGAGGCGCCGGCTGGCGACCGTGGCGATGACGGCGAGCATCGTCCGGGTGACGGCCCACGGATTGAGCAGCACGTCGAGGTACGGGTGCGGATGTGTTCTCATGCCAAACGCTGTTCTTGTCTTCAGGCCAAGTCTACACTGGCATGTCAAGGAGACTCCCCATGCTGCTGACCTTCGCCACGATCCTCGAGCTGCTCGCGTTCGTGTCCTTCGTTGCTGCGGCGTTCGGTGTCGTCGCGCGGATCAACCTCGTCGCCGCCGGCCTCGCGCTGTGGGTGTTGTCGATTCTCGTGGTCTGACCAGCGGCCGGGGACGCACGAGTAGCCGCAGACGCCATCGGGCGGACAGCCCTGATCGATCAGGATGACGACCGGCAGTCCGTCCGGACACCGCGGAAAGATGCGGAGGTACCACGGCCGCGGCACACAGCCGGCGAGACAGAGCAGCGCGCCGAATGCCGCTACTCGACGAGCGGCCACGCGAACCGCTGACCCGCGACGTTCGGGAAGTAGACGAGGCCGCCTGCGACGCGACAGGTCTCATCCAGATTGCCGAGATAGTCCATGGTCCGCAGCTCGTGCACCCCCGTCGTCTTGGGCGAGAGCAGCGTGTCGGCGCCGGTGGGGAAGCGCACGCTGTAATCATTCGGGCGTCCGGGCACGGCGACGAGATCCGCTTTTGAGAACACGGTATTCGGGAGAATGTTAGCGAGCAGCGGGGGCATCGGGTCCTCCTTCGGAACGGTATAGGCGGCCGGCTTCCAGTCCGTCAGCGTGCCGTCCGGCGCGCACCGACGAATGCCGTAGCTTTCATCCGCCTGAATGCCGTCGTTGATCTGATAGTCGAACGGCGCACGGCAGTCGGGGAAGGTAGCCCAGAACGCCCATTCCTTCGCGATGTTCTCCGCCTGTTCCGCCTCGGTCAAATGCAGATCGGGGCGGAGCCACTTCGTGCGCTTCGGCCGGCGCGTCATCGCCGAGACCGGCGTCGAGGGATAGCCAAACTCGGTAATCAGAAACGGCCGGCCGTCGCACAGCGCGCGCAGCGCCTCGACTTCCTCCGTCCGCGTCGTGGCCGGCGGATGCGCATAGTCGAACGTGCCATCGCCGTAGCGATGCGCGCTGAGACCGTAGAGACCCTCGGGCCAGCCGTCGCCGATCGCGCGCACCCGTTCCAGCCAGAGCAGCGAATCGCGGTCGAGGTTGCTGATGGCCGGCGCCCACAGCCGGAGACCGTGCGCCGCGGCAATCGCGCACGCGCGGTCGAGCAGCGGCCGATAGGTCGCGGGGGCGATGTCGCCGTCCGGCTCGTTGCCCCACTCCACGTCGAGCGGCGCCAGCACCCCGAGAACCTCGAGCCGCTCGTCGTCATACACAATCGGCAGCGGCATCAGGCTCGCCGCCAGGACGTCCGCGATCATGTTGACCATCGTCGCGTGGTCGCACACCTGCGCATCGATGCGCGCCCACCGGAATCCGAAGTCGCGGATCTGATCGAGCGTGGCGTCATCGATGGGCGCGTTGAAGTGCGTCTGCAGTCCGACCGGTTGTGTCATCGCGTGTTCCTTTGGGGGAGACCATCGGCGGCGCGGGACGGCGGCGCCTCCAGCCACGCATGGCTCTCTTCCCTCCAGCGTGTTGGCGTCCGACTCGTGCAACGCCGCCGATGTGTGTTACGCCGGCAGCCCGCGTTCGTCGCGGAGGACCGGCAGGCCTGTTTCGAGCCGCGCGAGCGTCTCGGTGTTAATCGTGGCGGCGAGCTCCTCCGGCGCCGGATGGCCCGCGCGCCGGAGATCCGCGGCCAGCTCCGCGTTCCAGCGCGCGAGGTCGAAGTGCGCGGCCCGGGCGGTCGGATGCTGTTTCATGATCCGCGACGACTGACGGGCCCAAAAGGTCTCGACGGCGCGCGCGGTCTCGTCGTCTTCGTAGTCGGGCGGCGGCAGCGGCCGGCGCCGCGGTGTCAGCACGGGCGCCGCGCCCGCACGATTCGCGGCGCCGGTTCCCGGCTGAATGCCCAACTCGTCGCCGCCCGCCAGCGCCGGCAGATTCAACCGGGCGCGCCCTTCGTTCGGCGTCATCACCGGCCGGCCGACGAGGGAGTCGAGCGCGGCCGCTTGTTCCTCGAAACTGCCTTTGAGCTTGTCGGCCAGATTGAATTCGACATAGACATCCGCGGCATCGCGGCACTCCGGCAGGAGCTGCCGTTCGAATTCCTCGACGATCATCTCCAACCACGGCCCGAGCGCGTCCTGGTAGAGCTGCTTGTGCTGCTCCTTGATATTCGAAAACGTCGCGTGGTCGAGGATACCCACCATCGGCAGCGGCACATGGTAGGCCGCGGCGACTTCCTCGCGCGCGAGCTTGCGCGCCCCGAGATACTCGGAATCGCGCGCGCTGTGCGAGATCGACTTGAGATCCATGCCGTCCTCGAGCAGCGGCGTCTTGCCGGTGTTCAGCGGGCCGCCGTAGTTGTTCCGCCAGCTCTCGACAAAGTTGCGCCGCTGATCGTCGTTCCACTTCGGCGAGGTCGACGGCCGCGTGATGACCGCCTCGACGCGCGCGGAGTTGAGCCAGTACTGCTGGCGATATTCGGCGGCCGCGACTTCCTCCGCCAGGACGCGCCGGAGGGTTTCCAGCGGCGACAGGCCGCGCAAGGGATCGCAGGGATCGTAGCCACGGAAGGCGACGATCTCCGTCGGGGCGAACGGCACCGGTGAGCCGCTTGGTGGCGTCCACCAATAGCGCAGCGGCAGCAGCGTACCTTCGACGGCGATTTGCTCCGGCGGCAGCCGCACGAGCTGCAGCGGATCGGTGCGGACCTTCAGCCAATAGGCGTTGAAGTAGATCCCGAGGTCCTGCAGCAAGGTCTCCATCAACCGGTAGCGCGTGGTCGACGGATTCGGATTGGTCAAGATCTGCGCGAGCTGATGATTGGCGAGCCGCTCCCGGTCCGTATCGGAGACGCGGCGGAAGATGTGGATGCCGAGCTGCGCGACGTTCCGCGCGAGGAAGTCGACGACGGTCCGGACCGCCGGCTGTGTGCTGTAGAGGCTGGCGTACGCGGACGGATACGAAAGGTAACTGGTCGGCGGCGACGCGCCCGCCGGCGCCGCCGCATACGGCAGAGTGCGGATCGCGCCGCCGCTGCTGACGATCATCCGCGGAGCACCTGAATGAACGCGACGTTACTGCGGTGAATGACCACTTCACCGTCGACCGGCGTTTGCGGCGTGTTGACTTTGAGCATTACGACCTCTCGGAGGACGAGCCAGGCGCCGCGACTTTGCCAGAGCACTCCACGCAACGCCGTATCAGAGTCGGACTGCAGATTGACGATCACCGGTCGGAGGAGACAGGGCGGACGCCACCAGAGGAGACTGCGCCACATCGGTCAGCGATTCGTTGGCGTCATGACAACTGGTGCGGTTGGCCCGCCGGCAAGTCTACGCTTGCGGCCGGCCGGCGCGCAAAGGGGAAACATTCACGAAGGGTCAGTACGGCCCGACGGTGACGACACCATGCCCGTCCGCATAGGCGGACTCGGCCGGCGGCGGCGCGACGATAGCCCGCGCGAGCGCCATCACGAGCGCGACGATGCCGTCGATTTTCTCCGGCGCGCGCTGCTTGTCCGGCCGGATGCGATCTCCCTCCGGGCCGCGGCCGTGCCGCACGACGAGGTTCGGCGCCATCCACGCGAGGATCGGATCGTTCCCATGACACAGCCGGCGGTCGGTGATCAGCTCGAGGAACCGCCCGAGCGCCTCGTTGAGCTGCCAGCCCTGCGGCTGATCGGTGCAGTTGATCCCGTCGCCCTGAAGGTTCTGCGCCATCTGCTCCGCGAAGCGCTTGTCATACGCCAGCTCGAGGACGCCGTCGGCGTGACAATCCGCGGCCACGGTGTTCTGAATCTGTGTGTAGTCGGTGGTGTTGCCTTCGGTCACGGTCAGAATGCCGGCGCGCTGCCAGTCGCCATACGGCCGGGTCGGATACTTCAGCAGCGCGACTTCGGGAATCCAGAACCGCGCGCGGACCGCATAGCGGCCGTCGAGCAGATCCCACAGGCGCACCCATGCCGAAAAGTCATCGGTCTGTCCAAGGTCGAGGCCGCCGTAGCACGGCTTGCCGGCGAGCTGCAGCTCCGAGACCGCGGCGCCGTTCGCCGCCCAGTCCTGCGGACTGATCGCGCGGTGCGAGGCCTGCGTCCAGACACAGAAGTTGAGCCGCAGCACGATATTGACTTTCGAGGACATCCCGCGCGCTTCGCGGACCTGCTCGCGCAAGTACTTCGGTTTGATCGACACGCCGAGATTGGGATTCGCCTTCGGCCAGATCGCCGGCGTGCGGAGCGGATCGTCGCCCTCGTCCAGGCTGCAGACGTAGCAGAACCACGCCTCGTTCCGCGCAGTGCCAGCCAGAATCTTTTCGGAGTACTCGTGCAGGTACCAGCAGACGGTGGTCCGGTCGAAGCCGCTGTTGGTGATCATCACGATCAGCGCCTGCCGGCGGCCTTTCGTGCCGGCGCGAATCTTGTCGACGACCAGCGCATTCGCGTGTTCGTGGATCTCATCGATGAGCGCGATGTGCGGCCGCGGACCGTCGAGCGCGCGATGCTCACTGCTGACCGGCCGAAAAAAGGAATACGTCCCGAGGACGGAGAGGTTGTTGACGTGGCGCGCGATGCGGCGCCGGAGCTGCGGCGAGGCGTCGACCATTTTCTCCGCATCTCCGTAGAGGATTTTGGCTTGCTTCAGGGTCGTGGCGGCGCTGTAGATTTCGGCCGCCGCTTCGCCATCCGCGAGCAGTCCATAGAGGCCGATGCCGGCGGCAAGCGGCGTCTTGCCGTTGCCCTTGCCGGCTTCGATATACGCGGTGCGGAATCGCCGCGCGCCGTCCGTGCCGAGCCAGCCGAACAGCGATCCGACGATGAAGATCTGCCACGGCGCCAGGACGAACGGCTTGCCGGCGAAGACGCCTTCGGCGTGTCGGAGGAAGCGCGGAAAAAACGCGAGCGCGTGATCGGCGGTGTCGGCATCGAAGTGCAGCCCGCGGCCGGCGCCTGTCTGCCGGTCTCGCAGGTGCCGCTCGCACGCCTGTCGCACGAACGGACCCGCGATGATCGGCCGGCCGGCGGTGAAGTCGCCCGCGACCCGGCGCGCGTACAGGTCGAC